TGGCGGTGGTGTTGCTGACCGTCTTCGTGAATTGGGTCATAACGTCAGAGACGTCAACGTTTCGGAATCCGCAGCGCTCAATCAGCAAGCGGCGCGATTAAGAGACGAACTTTGGATGGCGGCTAAAGATTGGTTAGACACAAGGGCGGTTAAGCTCCCAAAGGATGATGATTTGCGGGCGGAATTAACTGGCCCGACTTATTCATTTACCAGTAATGGCAAGATTAAAGTTGAGGGCAAGTCTGAGATGAAGCGCCGTGGAATGCGCTCTCCCGACTTGGCTGACGCGCTATGTTTGACCTTTGCTTCACAAGCTGCGGGCGTTGGTGGACGGGCGTTACGTTGGATACCTGGTAAGCCATTAAAGCGAAATGTAGCAGGGGTTGTGTGAGCTTTGAGCGCGGAAAGCTGTGGGATTAAAGATTATTTACAATCTTTAGTCGAACAAATCCGTGATGCTGAGCGTGAACGCGCTGCAAAAATTGTCGAAGAATGGCCGGTAGACACCAACTACATCGTTGGCAAGATCCGGCTTGAAGAACGCCGCAAGGCCATAGCAAAAGCAATAAGAGAATGGAAATGACCAACGTCGTCTGCATTTTAAGTAATGTAGGCGATTTATATGGCGTTGATTATGTCTATAAGCTGAAGCGCTCATTTGAGCGACATTTACATACTGAGCATCGGTTCTACTGCTTTACGCATGTCAAGATTCCCGATGTTGATACAATTGAGCTCCGCCATGATTGGTCGGGGTTTTGGCCTAAAATAGAAATGTTCCGGCCGCATGTTTTAAGCGGGCCGACGCTCTATTGTGATTTAGACGTAATTCTAACTGGCGACGTTACAGAGCTGGCGAGATATAAAACTAGGTCAGGTTTCTTTATGATTGATGACCTGCCTGAATATCCGCAGGTCGATAATTCAACATTGATGTGGTGGGATAGCGATAATCCTGGTTGGTGGGGGCTTTACGAAGAGTTTGCACGTCGCCCACGTCATTTTATGGAAAAACATAGTTGGGATGGCGCTAAGCCTGAGAACTATGCAGATCAGGCGTATATTGCTGAATATTTGCGGTTCTTTGGGAAGAAAGCAATTCACTGGCAACAATGTTTCCCCGAAGAATGGTTCAAGATTTTTTCTGCACACGGAAGACTGACTGATGACGCTGCTAATTGGGAGCCTAATGATAGCTCTCGGTTTTGGTATGCGCTTGGTCAGCCAAAAGCGCATCAGCAAACGAGCTTGCCGCTTGTTGAGAGGAATTGGATTTAATCATGGTGAATAAAACCGGAAAAATCGCTCAGCCTGTTTGGGTTAAGAAGGGGCAGGCGGCCAAGGTGGGGCCGACGCCAAAGCCTTCTAATAATCTATCAAAGCTCGGCGATGCTTACGAAAAGCTCAATGCAAATCCAAATCTAAAAGACAAAGTAGGCAATGGCCGCATTCTTCATCATGAAGATACGCATATGCCAAGCACAATAGCTCCTAAAGCCTCTGGGCCGAATAATCTTCCGAAAGTTGGAAGTGGCTCTGCGCTGTCTAGCGGTAAGGGCGCAAAAATTGGCTTTGCCAAGAAGAATAGCCCGAAAGGCTTTTAAGTGGAAGACTATAAAGACAACCACAACGGCGGCGGGCTACACGGCGAAGCGGCGGACGAGGGAGCTCCTTGGTCTGGTCGTGAAGGCGAGATGTCTGAAACGGAGTTTGCTGCCTCAGTCAAACAGGCGGTGGATGATGCGGTTGATTATATTGATGGCTTCATTGCTCCTGCTAGAGCTAAAGCTACGTCTTATTACCGAGGCGATCCGTTTGGAAATGAAGAAGATGGTCGTTCGCAAATAGTAATGACGGAACTGCGTGATGTTGTTCAAGCAATCACGCCGAGCTTGTTAAGAATATTTACGGCGTCAGAAAATGTCGTTGAATATATGCCGCGCACTGAAGCGACGGTCGAAATGGCTGAGCAAGCCACTGATTATATTAACTTCATATTTTATAATGATAATCCGGGCTTTCAGACTTTACAAAACGCTTTCAAAGACGCTCTTGTTAGAAAAACTGGCATAATTAAATGGCGCTGGTCTGAAGATAAGGAAATTTCTGAGGCTGAATTTACTGGTCTTGATGACGGTCAGATTGCGCTTTTGCAGTCAGATCCCGAAATAGAAATCATTGAATTAGAGACAGTAAATATTCAAGAGGCTCAAGTTGACCCTATAACGGGACAAGAAATGCCTCCGATTCTGTCTCATGAAGTTAAGATTAGGCGCTCACGCCCCAAAAATAGAGTTGTTATAGAAGCTGTTCCGCCAGAAGAGTTTCTTATTTCAAGAGACGCCAGAGATTTAGACAAGGCGTTTTATGTCGGCCATCGTTCGCTAAAAACCATGAGCGAACTTGTGGCGATGGGCTATGATCGCAAGGAAATTGAAGAATACTCCGGTCAGGGAGATGTTTTCTCAATTAACACTGAAGCTCAGACGCGAAATCCCGCGATTTTGAGTTTTATGAACCATGTAGATAGTCCTGATCAATCGGCTCGGCGCGTTCTTTACGTTGAAAGCTATGTTCGCATTGATAAAGACGGCGACGGTATAGCTGAGCTCCGCAAGGTTTGTTCTATCGGCAATGCGCATCATATTCTGCATGATGAAATAGCGACTGACGTTCCGTTTGCGGTATTTTGTCCTGATCCAGAGCCCCATATGATTATCGGTCAATCCTTAGCCGATCAGGTTATGGATTTGCAGATTATTAAATCGAATATTGTCCGCAATACGCTGGACAGCTTGGCCCAAGTCATTCATCCGAGGACGGTTGTAGTCGAAGGCCAAGTCAATTTAGACGATGTAATGAATAATGAGACGGGAGCGATTATTAGATCCCGTCAGCCTGGTATGGTTCAACCATTATCTCAGCCATTCGTCGGTCAATCAGCAATGCCGCTCATTGCCTATATGGATGAGGTTCGGGCGCAACGAACTGGCGTTTCTCAAGCCTCGCAGGGCTTAGATCCAGATGTATTACAGTCAACGACTAAAGCAGCGGTAACGGCGACGGTTCAAGGCGCTCAAGAGCGTATTGAATTAATTGCGCGGATCTTTGCTGAAAATGGCATGAAGCGGTTATTCAGAGGCTTGTTAAAGCTAATATGCCGCCATCAGGATCACGCCAGAGTATTAAGACTTAGAGGTAAGTGGGTAAATGTCGATCCCCGTTATTGGGATGCAGACATGGACGTATCTGTGAATGTGGCGTTTGGCCATGGCACAGACCAGGATCGTATGCAGTTCATGATGTTGTTGGCGCAACGTCAGGAACAAATCATGCAGCTTCTTGGCCCAAGCAATCCACTTGTTGATATATCTCAATATCGCAATGCACTAGCTAAAATTACTGAGTTGGCTGGCATTAAGGACGTATCACGTTACTTTAAGCCTGTTGATCCTCAGCAAGCGCAGATTTTGGCTCAGCAATTAAATATGAGCAAGCCGCCAGATCCTAATCTGGCTCTTGTTGCGATCGAACAGCAAAAAGCTCAAGTTTCGCAAGCCAAGGCGCAAGCAGATATAGCGATGAATAGCGAAAAGCTCGCTATTGAGCGCGAAAAAGCCATTATGGAAGACGCGAGAGAGCGCGAGCGTATTCAGGCAGAGGCAATGCTGCGTGCTGCTGAGATACAGGCAAAATATGGCTCGCAAATCGACATAGCCAGATTAGAGCGCATGTTTGATCACGATAGAGAAGTGATCTTAGCTCAAATAAAGGCTGATAGCGCTGAGCGTCAGGCACAAGCCAATGCAGCGATGAATGCACAGCAACAAACTACGCAAGGACAGTATGACCCCCGCGCAGTTTGAGGAATTTAAGCAAGAAGTTAAAGAGTTCGCAAATTCAGACGCCGTAGAAATCTTACTTAATCGTCTGGAAGATAAATTCACGCAGGATTGGAAAGATAGCGCTCCGTCAGAAACGGATAAGCGCGTTTTTTCCTACATGATGATCCGTGCTGTGGAATCGCTACGCAATGAGATCAAATCCATTGCATTAGGCGACGCGGTAAATGCTTGGAACCGCGATAGGAAATCCAAGATAGTCTAATAGGACATTTATAAATGAGTTCAACCGAGCAACCCGCCTTTGGCGGATTCGGGCTGATGGATGCTGCCCAACAGCTTGAAGGTATCCTCGCGTCTGAAGCAGGCGAGAACGAGGAAAGTTCAACACAAGAGGCAAAATCCGAAGAACCCCCGCCCAAATCTGATGAAGAAGAGGGGGAGGTTGCTGCTGAAGCATCGGAAGAGACTGAGGGTGATGAACCCGACCCTGATGTAGAAGCCACCGACGACGCTGAAGCTGAAGAAGCCTCTAGTCCCGAAGATATTAAGCTCACCGTTAAAATTGACGGCAAAGAGCAAGAGATCACGGCGAAAGAAGCTGCTGAAGGCTACATGCGAACGGCGGATTATACGCGAAAAACGCAGGAAGCCGCAGAGTTAAGGAAAGAAGCCTTAGCGATAAAGCAAACTGCACAGCAGGAACGCGATGTATTAGCTCAACTGATTCCAGTTGTTCAGGCGGAATTGCAGTCATTGCAAGTTCAAGAGCCTGATTGGCAGAAGCTATATAACGAAGATCCTCTGGAATATGTGCGTCAAAAGGATGCTTGGCGTGATCGTCAAGATCGCATCAACGCTTACAATGCAGAGAAGCAACGTATCTCGCAAGTCAAACAGATGGAGCGAGATCAAGAGTTGCAACGGGCGCTTGCCGAAGGCCGGGAAAAACTTCTTGAGAAGAACCCGCAATGGAAAGACCCTAAAAGATGGAACGCTGACGTTCAAAAGATGACTGCAACAGCCATTTCTGAGGGTTTTTCAGAAGATGAATTGCAGTATATCACCGATCCTCGCACCATAGGCATACTGCGTAAAGCAGCGGCTTATGATGAGTTAATGGCTAAAAAGCCAACGCCAGTTCAATCGAAGTCGCCAAAGGTTGCTTCGGCTGGATCATCTTCTACTGCTCCTA